GCTGAGATGGTCAACAAGATGCTACTAACTGACTCCGACACAGTCGCAGGAAACAACTTCGAGTCCCTTGACCGAATCACTGGAAACGACGGTGGTTCATCCGGTGGACTAACATCCATGGAAACTGGTGCTTCAGCGGGAACTGACCACTGTGGTGCTAACGACCTAGATATCTACAGCATTGACCGAAGTGCAAACTCATGGTCTAACGCTGTCGTCAACTGTGGTGCTGACCGCGCTGCTGGTAGCCGACGAACCTTTTCCCTCGACCAATTGGATGATGTGTTCCAGAGAATGTGGGAACTTGGTGGAAACCCTAAGGTTATGCTAACTGGATATGATACTCTAATGCGCCTACAGCAGTTGCTACAAGCACAGCAGAGATTCATGGAAGAGAAGCGCGTTACACCAACCTACAACGGTGTAAAGGGTGTTCCCGGTATCGAAGCCGGTTTCATCGTCGCAACCTACAACGGTGTTCCAATTATTCCATCCAAGGACGTTGAGAAGGACGGCATCAGCCGAGTTTACTTCCTCGACACTGACTACCTATACTTCTCCACGGCAATCCCGACTCAATACTTCGAGTCCGGTATCGAGACAGGCGACCCGTTCGCTATCAACCGCCTCGGTCAGGAAGGGCTATACCGAACCATGGGTGAGGTATGGACTACCTTCTTCCGCGCACAAGGGAGCATTAGGGACTTGTCCTGATGGAGAACAGAGAAATAAGGAGATGATGAAAAATGGCAACCGTAACCTCGCACACAAACTTGACAGTAACGACTACTTACTTGGATTTACCAATTGGTGGAAACACCCCCGGTGCTCCAGCAACAGTGCCTAACGCAGATGGCACAGTTGGAGATAACACTGCATGGTTATCCGGCACAGCAGCACCCGGAACTTACCCCGGTGCTCTTACAGGATTCCAAGCAGTAAACACTAGCGCTAATGAGCCAGTCAGTGGACTTCGACTAATTTCAGTCATGGTCACTGGTGACACAGGAACAACTCAGAAGTTTGCAGTAAATGCTTTTGACTCAAGCCTAAGTCGTATCTACGCAGTTCTTTCAGTCGTCAACAACACTGACACTGATGAGAGCCTACTTGCAGCAGTAACTGTTGTAGCCCACGAAACTGGTGAATTAACCTTCACAGTCGGTGGCGCTACAGACACGACCTTGATTACACTAATCGCCGGTTGAAGGTGATTACAAATGCCTATTGTGACTTACATTGGTCGCTCCCACACGCGTCGGGCTACAGACCCGAAGATGCCTGATTGGGAACAAAATAGACCAGTTGAAGTAACAACTGCATGGGTCGATAGATACGCTCCTCGTCTTGATGAGTTGAACTTTCGCATAGAGGGTTGGACTGCAACAGAGGCAGAGGAGCGAAGTGAAGACCTTGGTAATGATGGTATACCTGATGAGAAATGGTCCCGTAAGGATATTCAAGGCTGGTTGGCTACTTATGATATCAAACCTAAGGGCTACGCAACCAAGTCCACACTACTCGAACTCGTCGCAACTGTTATGAGTCCCGACGGAGTGGCAGAGACAGAAGAACTCGTAGCCGAGTCGAAAGAAGAAGAAGAGTGATTTAGATGGCAGTAACAATTGACCCCCGACCTACCTATTTTGGTGACCGAATGATTGTAACAGGAACGTTCGCACAGGCAGATGCGAGTATTGATTTGAGTGGTTTACTCATTTCTATTGATGCTTTTATCCTTAACAGCACAGCCGCTCCTGCTACTTTCAATGTAAGAAATGCGGCTGATGATGATAATCAGGCTCTGTCTTTTACTCCTTTAGGACACGTTGACGGAACCACAATTACTATCATTGGTGGTAACGGTGGCTCTGGTGCTTCCTCTAACGGAACTTTCCTTGCGATTGGTCGCCGCTCTTGAGGGCGGTGATTTAGATGGCAAAGTCAGTTACAATTCTTGGGCCTTTCCCACCAAAGAACTTTGCTGACACCACATTGAGAACAGCAATCGCTACTGACATTAGCACTGCTATTGGTAGCAATACTTGTGTGTCTTGTGACCCTCATACTATACTGGGTAATATCTACATTATTGTGACTACAAGTTGAGAGTGAGTGGTATGCATGGGTTTGGAACTTCATACAATTGAGTTTTCAGATATAGAACGCATGCAGAAACAAGCCATTCGTTCTGATGTTAACCTCGACCTCGGTGCAATCGCTGACGAAGACCGTCCTCTACAGGGCGTTGTAAGTGAACAACGCAATCGAAATAGTGAGGCTGCTGATATTCTTAATATCGGTAAAGGCACTCGTTGCAAGCATTGTGGTATGCTTCACTTCCTGTGGCGAGAAACATGTGCAACTTGTAAGAAGCCCATGGAATATAACCTCGGCCACCGAGATGAGGAGGCAAGGGAGTAGATGCCAGTTGTCTTTAGTCCCGGCGAGCCTGAGACGCGCCCTCTCGACCCTACAGCAATTGTCTATACCTCTGCTCAAAAAGTCGCTGACTATCTTGGCATCGGTCCTCAAGAACCTGTTCTTGTCTCTGCTGATTCTGTTTCTGATGGTGTCTTTATCACTGGCGACGATTACAGAAGGTGCGGGACTGAAGTAGGAGACACAATCCTCATTTACAGTGATGCCAATCCTCTTGGCGTTGAAAAGACAATTACTGCAATTAGCAATGGTGGTGCTAGTGGTGTTAAGTTAGAGTTCACTGGCTCCTTTACCCATGCTGATTTTCAGGTAGCAGACAACGCTTTTGTGCAGAATAATGCATCTTTTACTAACGGCACTGTTGGTCGTCAGCGTGGTGTAACAAGAGCGATTGTGGAGACACGTATTCGTGAAATACAGGACCGTATTGATAACATCACACATAACGCGTGGCGACCCTACCTTGTGAGTGCAGAATACATCAATTTCGATACATACAAACCATACCGTCGCCGTTACTATACGGACTATGTTGGAACAACTCCCCTTCTATTTCGCAACGTTCAACAGATGTTACGGATTGAACTATGGCAGGGTGATGACTATCGTGAAATCTGCGGGGCTGAAGTTCGTATTGGTATACCCGCTGATGTTCGTGCTATTAGTGGGTCAATCGTAATGTCGCCGGGTAACGGAACTGCCGCTGTTTTGACCGCTGGCACTGGCACTGGGCAGTGGCGTGCTGACTTTGATGCCACAACCACTGCACAAAATCTTGCTGACCTCATCAACAAAGAGGACCGTGTGAGTAAGGCTGCTGTTGACTTCTCACCTACGTTTACTCTTGAGGGAAGCACAAGTAACATCGCTGTTCACAATGAGTTCTTTGCTACAGCCAATGCTGACTATGGCACTGGTGTTGTCAAAGTTTCAAGCATGCGCCCTGTAAAAGCGGGTGAATCTTGTAGTATTGTCGTGACAGACAGTAGTGTCACACTGTCACAAACACAAGTGAATACTACGACTTTTAGTAGCCTCGCTTCAACTACTATTAACGTAGATTCTACCAGTGGCTTTGCAAAGGCCGGTGTTTGTGTAGATGCCAGTGGTGATGTCTTCCGATACACCGGAACGACTGATACATCTTTCACTGGTTGTGCTATCGTCGTGGGAAGCGCTCTCAGCGATATTGGCGGTCAAATTACACAACACACTCTTTTGGTAGACCTTCAAGGCGGTAGTGCTAGTGGAGATAACGCTCGTTTGAGAGATTGGTGGATGGACTATGAAATGGGTATTGTTTACTTCAATAACTCATATCCCTTCTTTGAGTGGAACGCCGTTAAGGTATCTTACATCTATGGTGAGAGATATTTGGAAAAAGCGATTGAAGAAGCAGCCACTAAGATGACTGTGATTGACCTTCTCATGTCTGATGACCGAACTGTCCTTTTACCTGAGGGAACAAGCAATATTGACTTGTCTTCAAAAGTTCAACTTCTTCAGGCTGAAGTCAATGCTATCCTCGCTCGGTATACGGAGATTGTTCTATTCGAGTGATTACTATGCCGAAGGATACCATAGACGAGTTCTTTGACGAGTTTAATGCAGAACTTCTCAA